TGCTCGCCGTACAGATCACGCTGGCGATCACCCATACCGGCTGTGTCACGCGTCAATGCGGCAGCATCCTGATATTTGCGGGTGGCATCATTCAAATTTTTTAGTGCATCTTCCATCTCCCGCTGTTTGCGTACTGCTTCGTCCGCCGCCTGGGTCCACTTCGCCAGTTCGACTGCCGACGCTTCAATCGCGCGGCGCTGTTCATCAGTCCACCTCGTGCCGTTTTCATGAGATGCCGCAAATAAATCAGCAGCCTTTTCGCCCTGCGTCACGCGGACTTTTTGAACCTCCGTGGCAATGCTTAGATCGGCGATTTTCCGGCTGTACTGCTCGGCAGTCTGCGCGGCTGCCCGCTCCGCTTTTTCGGCTTCACGGGTGGCGCTGGCACTGGCTTTTTGCGCTTCAGCCAGGTTTTGAGCGCGGTTGTATTTATCTTCCACTGCCTTTCGGTATTGCGCGGCGTATGTTGAATTCTCAGGTCCGGTTCGCCCCATCTTTTGAAGATCAAAATCAGCCTGTCGGCGAACTCTTGCCAACCCCGTCAGTCCAGCCAATTCAGCCTGTTGCTGCTCGGCGAGTAACGCCTGCTGATCCTTGTCGGACACCGGAACTTGTGGGATGGCAAACGGTACGCTTGCCATGCTGTTGCGTGAGGCGATTAACTGGTTTCCCAGGGAAAGGAGGCGGTTAAATTCGCTGTGCTGGCCATTCATCATGAGCAGAGACTGATAGGCTGCATTCTGGCGCCATGCCTGCTCACGAATTAAATCGTTTCGGCGGCGTTCAATAGCCTCCAGAGCCTGCTGAACAGAACGCGATTTTTCACGCATCTGATTCAGCTTGTCTTCTTCGATCGTCAGTTGATCTGTGAGAATCCCAAGCGATTTAACAATATTCAGGTCGTTATCATTTGTCATCCCTGGCTGACCGCGGGCTTTATTCAGATCATCAATCTGCTTTTTAACCGCGGAGACAGCCCTTTCCTGCTCTTCTATCAACCGGTTCTGCTCAACAAGCGCCTGAACCGTTTTCCCGCGGTTATCCTCTACTTCCGGCAGACTCATTCCGCGCGTTTTCTTGCTAACTTCATCTATGGTTTTTGCATATTCCTGAGCCGACTGCCTGGCCTGTTCCTGATTCTGATACATCGCGTACCATGCGCCGGCACCAAGCATAACCAGCCCGGGAATACCGCCAATCAAACCCATGGTCCCGCCGAGTAATCGGGTGCCGACGCTGGTGACGCCATTCAGGTTATTCTGCGCAGTCACGCGGTTTGCGATGTTGTTTTTTAGCCCTGCCTGGGCAGCGGCCAGACGTCGTTCAGCCACTGCCTGGACATCAGTGCTTTTAGCGGCAACGAGTGCCGCCTGCGCACGATCCAGTGCAGAACGCGCCTTTACTTTCTCCGTTGCCGTGCCGCTGGCCTGTGCTGCCGTCAACCGGGCCTGTGCCGCTGTGACTTTCGCTTCTGCCGCAGCAACACGCTCCTGCTGGGCCGCCTGAACATCCAGGCTCCTGGCGTGCTGTAGAGCCTGCTGAGCGCGATACACATCGGCCCGCGCCGCAGCTACAGAGGACTGGGCTGCTTTGTTCTGCGCCACGGCCAGTGCCACTTCAGATTTTGCGGCAGCGATAAGAGAAGTAGTTGCGCCTGTTGCGCTGGTCACAATGCCGCCGAGATACCTGGCCAGCCCAACACCCACAAGCGCGCCTGCTACGGTTGTTATGGTTGACATATTATCAGCGACGTCATTCAGCACGCCTGTTACCGCCGATGAAGTCAGGCTGTCGAGCGTGGAGGCAAGACCATCCAGCCCCCCAGATAATGCATCCGTGGCGCCAGTGGCCTGGCTAATTCCGCCAACCCAGGCCATAAAGGAGTTGGCGACTTTCTCAATAGAGCCGGATACGGTCTGCGGCATCGCCGCGAACTCGCCCCGGAGATTACCGAGCTGACTGATAATGGCAGGGACAACAACATCGATGGTCAGTTTCCCCTGATCTGCCATCGATTTGAGATCTTTACGCGCAACGCCCATGCCAGCTGCCAGCGCCCTGATAACGCGGTCACCGGACTCGTTAACCGCGTTGAACTCCTCCCCCCTCAAAACGCCCTGAGCAAGAGCCTGGCTGAACTGGGTGATCACCGATCCGGATTCCGCAGTGCTGGCACCTGACAGCTTAAGGCCTGTACTCACTGCCTCCGTGACTTTCAGCACTTCATCAGAGCTGTAACCGAACTCACGCATAGACGCTGCAGCGCGCGAAAACAGGTTGGCATTATCGGTAAAAGCGGTACCGGTAGCCTGGCTGATAGACATCAGACGGCGCTGAGAGCTTGCAAAGTCGTCAGAGGATGCGGATGCCTGACGTAATCGCGCATTCACTGACGTCCATTCATCAGCAATCTGAACGATTTTCCCGGTGGCAAAAGCAGCAGTTGCTGCCGCTGCAGCCCTGCCGGCAGTGGCAAAACCGCTGGTTAAATCTGACAGCGCTCTCTCACTTTCGCGTGCTGCAGCGGTTGCCTGTCGGCCACCGTTTTGCATGACACGGTAATAGTCCTGACCCATCCGCGACGCACGAGCGATCTCGGTCTGAAATGAACTGGAATTTGCCGAAATCTTGATGATGAGTTCGCGCAGCGTAGCCATATTTCACCCATGAAAAAGCCCGCACGCGGCGGGCATTAAAGATTTTCTAACCACTGTTCGAGATCGCTGGTTTCGTCAGCCTCATCCTGTGGCCCGAATTTCAGAATAACATCCTCAATACCATACTTTCCGCCCTGCGCATTAAGCGTGGCCACAACCATCTGCGCGGCCTGCGCGTCACCGCGCCAGTCTCCAATCGGGCTGATACGGTCAAAGGCGATCCACATTTTCAGTTCACTGGCAGTCAGCGTCTGGCGCAGCTCATGAAGAGTCCGCCCCAGCCTGAGTGCGAGCGACATCAGGAAAAATGTCAGCGGCTCTTTTACTTTTTTTCGGCATCATCCTGTGAAATTCCCAGCTTAATGGCCTGTCGCAGAAGGCGCGCATGCACCGGCCCATAAATCTCTTCAACGACACCACGATCTTCATCACTGAAAACACGGTGTCCGCTTTCATCGCCAAGCACGTCGACAAAGAGGATCACATCTGCGCGCTTATTACGCAGGAACTGCTGAGAAACAGTTAACTTCGCCTCTTCATCATTATCCAGTTTCTCATCCACAAATTCCCGAAAGCGCAGCCACGCCTCACCCGATGGCTCGCGCAGGGTGACAGTGGTATTGTTCCATTCGGGCACGGTGACGGTTTTGGTGCGGTATGCGGAGGCGGCAGTGAGTGCCAGTGCGCGCAGTTCTGATTTAGGATTAGCCATTATTTTTCTCAGATGGACAGACAAAAAAGAATAGCGGCCGGAGCCGCCGAGGATCAGGAACCTTGATTTGCGATAATGCGTTTCGGCTTGCCGCGAACGCGCAGCGAATAGGTTGCACCAACAACGGAAGATGTTGCCGCAGACCACGAACTCTGACGCACTTCCACCAGCACATAAAAACCGTTGCCGGACGGGAAGATCACACGAAGTGCACGCAGTTCGTCGTTGTCATACGCCGTCTGTAGCGCCAGTTGCGCTTCTTCATCTCCCACCCAGTTACGACTAATGCTCATTTCCGCCGGTGCCGCCAGGCCGTTTGTTTGCTCCTGTTCAGTCGAGCAAAGCGTGGTCACGTCAATGTCACCTTTTTGTCCACCGGTAAAAGAGATCTCTTTGGTGGCACAGGCTGCCTCCAGCCAGGTCACACCCGACGCCGGAAAACCGGAGGCGTTAAACTCTTCCGCCGTCACCGGCGCATCAGAGACCGCAACGGTCATCCCCTTTGTGACTTCATACTTACTGGTCATGTTTGCTCCAGATTAAAAAGACCGCCCGGGCGGTCTGTGAGGGTTGTTAAGGTTAAACGGTGACGCGAAATTCCAGGGTCGCGCGGTAGTACCGGAGACCAGGTTCATATCCGGGAATTCTTACCACGCTTTCTGGTCTGAGGGGCTGCAGGGCAGCCAGAGCGCTTTCACGGATTTCCCGCGCCTCCACAATACTGCGTGAATAAACATCGATCTGAACCGAGATACCCGATTCAGCCTGACCGCACAGGACATCGGCGGAAACATCAGAAATGATCGAGAAAATCAGCCAGGGCGGAGAAACAGAAAGGTGACCATCATCACCCAGCGGGGCGACGTAGGGGTAAACCTGCCCGCCCGCCAGCGGTGAGAGGAGGCGATAAAGATCGTCTTCATTCATCGGAGCAGCGCCTCATCAATAGCCTGGTTCATTCGCGTAATAGCGGCCTGAGCAGCCTGTTCATGACGAACATCAAATGCCGGGCGCACGAAAGGATGAGGTGGCATGTTAACGGTACCCAGCTCAACAAACCGCCAGTAAAAGGCATTACGCGGATTTTTAGCTTTCATGGTGTTGTCGCTGTTCCCTGTTTCGGGATTAACACCGCGAATATGGACGCCGGAAGAAATTTCGCCGCGTCGGCGACTCTTCTGTGTCAGTACAACCACATTTTTCTTCAGTTTCCCGGTTCGCTCCGGGGCACGAGCAATCACCTCCTCCCTGAGCACTTCGGCTCCCGCTCGCGTGGCATCGCGCAGAACTTTATTATTCTCGGCACGACTCAGCGCTTCGAGGTCTCTGGCGATGGCGTCCAGGCCGGAGAAATCGAGGCCAAAATCAATCATTTTTCCACCCCCTGTCTGCACAGAACTTCCAGTTGAATGCAACGCGCATCCGGAACCGGTGGGCCCGTAACGTTCAGTACCGCACCCTTGAATGCCCCGCTGAGCACCCTTAATCGTGAAGCGGCATTGATGTCACGCCGGAAACGTACCCAGATGCGAATGGTCGCCGGTGCTGTTTCGGCACCCGATAAAAGCTGTTCACGGCCACTGATGCCTTTTATTTCTGCCCAGACGGTTTTTCCCTCTTCCCATTTTTCAACGGGCTGCCCGGATGAATCGCGGGTAGTGGTGAAATTCATAATGGTCACCCGGTCGCGCAATCGACCTGCCTGCATAACACCTCCCTGCTACAGAATTGTCGGTCGGCGAAGATCGTAGATAAGCATCGTCACAGAGAGCGGCAGCTCCCCATGCTTAAGCTTTTCCTCTTCCTCACCGCCGCGGTTGCGGTCGAGCCAGCCCAGCAGCATAAGTAATGCAGTTTGTGTACGGCGCAAAGGCTCACCCTCGATAACTTTGTCGTCCCTGCTGACAATAAGATCACGGCTACCCTGGACATAGGCGAGAATGGCCGCACTGCCAGCCTGAATTTTTAGCGTCAGGTCTGCGTCACCGGCATCATCATCTATTTTCAGGTGCTCTTTTGCCTGGTCGAGCGTGACAAGCTCAATCATGTCTTATCCCTCCCGTCACGCCCGCGCTTGGCAGCAAGCGTCCAGCCTTTTGAACCCGTTTCGCCAGGTTTATCCTGCGTCTGTTCGTCGCAGTGCCAGAGCGAACCTCCCCAGGTAACCGTGTCACCCGGCAGGTATTCCTGACCGGATTTGAACACGCCCTGGTAAATCATTACGGGCACATCAAACGATTTGGTTTCGTTGCCGCCGCTGGCGCGGTTAACCGTCAGGGTGAAGCACCGTTGCCCGGAACGCTCAATCTCAACGCCAGCGACGCCATCAACCACACATTCCCAGCCGCGCATGCCGTGTGTTTTCTCATAAGCACGCCACAACCCGCCGTTGTGGGTTACATATGACCCGCGAGGGTAACTTTTCTCTTCGTCAATGAAAGGGAGAATTTCCAGCGCCAGCGCGTCACGGCCATCTTCGCCGTCCCTTCCCGGCTCTGCTAATGGCAATGCGGCCACGGCTTCGCTAACCAGCGTTTTGATATCCGGCAGAACCGGTACTGAAGCGGCGACGAGTTGTTGCAGCATGGGCTGCACGTCTTCAGGTGTCAGGCTTTTGCCGTCCTGCGGAACCGGTATGGCAGCAACCGCTTCGCTTACGGCCTGTTCCACCGCCTGTTTCAGCACCGCCGGATCAAAATCCTTACCGTCTTTTGGTACCGGCAGGGCGTTGAAAGCGTTGTCCACCATCTCCTGCAGCATCGGTTGCACATCGTCGGGCGTCAGGCTTTTTCCGTCCCGTGGATGCGGGATAGCGGCTACCGCATCGCTGACCATGGAAGCAATATCGGGCAACTGAGGTGGCTCAGGCGCAGGCAGGGCTGCCACAGCATCAGCTACCATGGCAGCTACGTCAGGGAGCGGCGCGCTCTTGATTTCTCCGGTCAGCACGGAAAGCTGGGCCAGCTTTTCATCGTATACCTGGCGCTGCTGCTCAAGGCTTTTACTGAACTGCTCGCGTAAATCAGCGATAGCCTTGCTGAATTCCTCGCCCAGCACTTTTATCAGGGATAATTCTCGTTCATTCATTTGGTCAGAAACCCTCTGAGCATGGCTTTGGCCGCCGATTGTTCAGCGTCAGATAAAGCCTTTCCTTCATCAATGGTGGGCTGCGGCTGCGATGTATTGCCTTTGCCGAAGGGATCATCAGAAGCGTCACGCCGCGCCAGCGCGCCAAGGCTGTAGTTCTGCTGTTGCAGGTAAAGCTCGTCACCTCCCGTAACAGGCGGCAGGTTTTCACTGCGGCGCGCCTCGTTGGGCGTCAGGATTGTGTTTTTTACGCCTTCCCCCAGAGTCTTTATGCGGCGCTCGCTGTCCATGCGCAGCAGCGCGTTAACATCGAACTCAGTGCCGGTATCACCCTCCAGCTCAAACGCCTCATCCAGCAGCAGCTCAATCGACTCGATCAGCGTCTGCAGACACTGTGAGTAATACTGCTGCTCCAGCGCCTCAATATTATCGTATGAAGGAAGCTCACCAATTCCGGCTTTGTAAGCCGGGACGTGAAAGGCTGAACACACTATTTTCGCTGACATCTGAAGCTGTTCGACCACCTTCGCGTCATCAGCGGAAATAGAGATAGGGCTGTACTTGGCGCCATTGCTCAGGATCCCGGTTTTACCCGCGTTTTCCCCGGTGTACCCCGTATCCCATTTGGCTTTAAGCTTTATGGCGTTTTCTTCACTGAGATTGCCCGGAACTTCGATCACACCGCTCGGTTTGCTTCCGTTACGGAAAAAGAAAGCTGAGTTTTCCTGGATGTGGTGGCCCTGCATCGCTGCCAGGCCTGCAGCGTAAATCGGTGAAAGACCGATGAGCGGATGGAACAGGCAGTTAAAGCGGTCGTGAATGATCTCCCTGGCCGGAACGGTGACTGATGATTCAACACCTGACATATTGTCAGGATTAATCTGGTAAAAAACGGAGCCGTCGTCCGCCACCAGTGGCGTAACCTTATTCCAGTCCAGAATGCGAAGCTCGGTGATATCGCCCCGGGCATTACGGATTTTCAGGACAACCGTGTTCCCGTGGCAAAGCTTCGAGTTAAGCCAGGATTCAAAGAACTGGATCCGGTTCTGAAAGGCGTTCGGGCGCCTGTAGATCGCGGCCGCTTTCCCGTTTCCGGTTTCTTTCCAGATGCCGTTTGAATCCCGGCGCATCAGGCGCAGGGGCATTTTCCCGATATCACTGGCGATAAGCGAAATACAGGAAAAAACAGCATGGAAGGAAAGAACGGTATTCTGGTTAATCTCCAGATTACGCTGCCAGGCACCGGCAAAGGGTTCACGGACAAAACTCACCAGTGAGGTCCAGAGCCCCTGACGGGCAGGTTGCTGCAGCGCCTTCTCTTTTCTCCGGAAAGGGTTCCACATCAGCCATTCCCCGCATTATTTTTCTTTTTTCCGCCACCAGCGCGTCTGATACCGGTGTATTCAGCCTTGCCCAGCAGCACCAGTACCCTTGCGCACTGGTCGTTCACGGTTTTTTCATCGCCGGGGTTAGAGTCGTGCGTGCTCTGGAGATATCGGATTTTTGCCATGCAAAATGGCGGGGTCTCCCCCGCCCTCCTGAGTTGGTTAGCTGGTCTGGGTTGTGCTGTAGTTAACGCCGGAAATCACGGCGACGGCAGCGGTACGGCGACGTTTCCAGTTGATCCAGCGCTCGGCGCGAATAGCCACGCTGTTGGTCTGGAACATGGAAACCAGCTCTGTGCCTGTGCCGTTTACGCTGTCCCCGGTAGGATCGCTCTGCATTTCGAGTGACGCTTCGCGGGACATATCCACGGCAACCCCGCCGTCGTCAGCCAGATAGATATCCGGCGCGTTAACCAGCACCAGCTGGCTGCCGACATACTGGGAGACGATAACCGGTAGCCCCTGGAAGGTACCGCCCAGCAGCGTCATTTCCGGATACTCTTTCTGACCCAGCGCGTTTTTACGCATGGAAAGCGCCAGCGCGGTGGTGCTGGACATCAGCCAGACTGCTCCGTTCGGCTGCAGGTTAGCCGCGACAAACACGCCGAATGCCGCCGCTGCGTCGTCGTCCGGATTACCGGTGGACGGGATAGCGGTAATGCCATTGGTAACGGAAGCCGGCGAGACGTTGGCAACTTCGGCTTTGGACGGGCTGATAAAGTCCGTATCAAGGCGGGCAATGACCGCTTCCGCCAGCGCATTACGCACCAGCGCGTCAGCTGCCGGGTTGGAGAAGCGGATCAGTTCGTCAGTAAGCACGGCAATCGCAGCAACTTTAGCAAAGCTGAAGGTGATGGACTCGAAGTCGAACTTCGTCAGCGGCTTCGCCTTGCCCTGCCCTACCCAGTTCGCTGAACCGCCGGAGGTCTGCGCCGGGATGCGGATATTAAATGGTACCTGGCGCAGCGCCGGAATATTACCCTGCCCGAAGCGGCCGATAATGGTCTGCGGTCGCAGAAACTCCACGAAATCCTGCGCGTATTCCTGGTATTCAACCAGCGCGCCAGCCCACTTCGGATCGGTGGTGGTGCCTGCGCCGACGGCCGCCTTCAGGACATGATGTAGTTTCGCATCGTCCGGATACTGCTTACGGGCGATTTCGAGTGCTTCAGAACGGCTGCCGTTTGCGGCGGCCAGCGCCTTGGCGAAGCGGGCAAAGGCGATACCTTTTTCCAGCTTCTGCTCTACGCGGATGATGCCCGGCGCGCCGGTTGCCACTACGGTTACGTCACCACCAGCGGCTTTGCTTACCGGTTTGGCAGTCGCAGCGAGGTTACTTTCCATGTCGCGCAGACGCTTCAGGTGCGCATCCACGGATTTGATTTCGGCTGAGGTGTTGTCGTAGCTCTCCTCTTCTTCCATATCAAGCGTACGCCCGGCTTCAGCGGCTTTCGCCATGATGTCGGAGAGAGACGCCGCCAGCGCCGAACGCTTCGCTTCAAAGCTTTTGATTTGTTCTGCGATATTCATCGAACTGTTTCCTTTATTGGTATTGGTTTGGGTTGCTGTAGCGCCAGCGGACTGTGTTGCTTTAACCACCGGTTTCTCATTGCCTGCCGCGGCGAGTAACTGGCGATCGAAGGATTTGACGGTGTTAATAGAGCATTCGGCATTTGCCGGGATGGTCACCGCCGAGACTTCAAGTAGATCCCAGGACAGAAAGCGGATACCACCCTCGTCCAGGAAGGAATACTCAATGGGCCGGAAGCCGATGGAGAGCCCCCGTACCAGCCCCGCTTTGATGGATGCCCAGGCCTCATCGAGGCGGGCGACCAGCTGTGACGGCATATCCGGGGTGGGTTTGACCAGCCTGGCGGTTATTTCCAGCCCGCCCTTCACCATTTTCGGGGTGCAGGTGCCGATAGGCTGCGATCGGTCGTGCTGCCAGAGAAACGGCGTATCACTGCGGAATTTCGCGCCCTCCGGCTCCATGATGTCACCGTCACGATCGGGCGATGGTGTGGAGGCGATGCCGGTAATGATCCGCTCGTCCTCGTTCACCGCTTTTACCGTCATGAGGGTGCATGCGCGCTTAAGCGTCATTTAGCTGCCTCCTGAAACGAAAAAACCCGCCGGAGCGGGTCGTTAACTGACGTAACTGTCATATGAAATGTACCTGGTAGTCCTGATTCTTCGCTTCAGGGTTAAGCGCCATAAGCGAAACGGCGTTAAACAGCGCCATCAGCGGGTCAATCTTGCCCTTACCGCTGGCCTGCTTGGTAATAAGGATGGCGTTACCTTTCGGCTCCACCCGGGCGTTACCCACACACCAGGCCATCACTGGCTGGCCGCCATGAACCAGCACACCTTCAGCCAGTTTGCGCTCAGTGGTTTTGATCGCACCACCCAGTCGCCAGCCCTGGCTGATACCCACCACCGCATCAGCAGGAATTTCTGCCTCAATCAGCGCATCAAGGATTTGCCCGACACCTGACGGGTCAATGCCGATCTTGTCGAGTAACTCTGATGTATGGATCCGGCTGACGTATTCCGCCACCTCTTCGGTATCCTGCCCGACGCGCTTAACGATGGTCAGATCCCCCGCTTTCACGAAGTCGGTAAACCTGGACTCCTCGCTTTTGCGTCGCCTGATGGCTATTTCATGCGCCCAGGCGTGGCACCAGCAGAGCCACTCCCGGGTTTCAGCATCCCGCCCCACAGCGGCGAAGCCCAGAAGGTCATCGAGGCCGCCGCCATCTATCCCGACAGTGATCACTTCGGCACGGCGCAGCAAATCCTCAAAGCTGACATCCTGCGCCTGCTGTTCCCAGAAATCGACACCAGCCCAGCGGTCGCTCCGCAGGTTCAGCCCAATCTCAATATTGAGGTGCTTCGCCAGGAACTGCTGTAGCGTGCCGTCCGTTTTCGCCTGGTTCTTGCGCAGATTGTCAGCTATCCATTCCGCGCTGACTGAGCGCCCGATGTTCGGGTTGGTGATGTAGAAGTTTTCAGGTGAAAGGTAAGCCCGGCTTTCCACCATGGGCTCCGGGAATTCGTAAAGAATGCCCAGTGTTTTAAGGTCATCAATTTTGCCGTCGCGGACAGCGCGCCAGTAATCAAGGCGTTCTTTGAACACGCCCGCCGGTGGCTCATCGCTCTGCGTGGTGAGATAGATTACCCACCCTTCATTACGCGACACCTGACCGCCCAGTGCTTCCATAAACATCGCCTCGGCATTGGCGCGCTTACCAAACAGCCAGAGCTCATCCACCAGAATCCGTCCGGACTTTTTACCGGATACGGTATCCGTGTCAGCGGCCACCACTTTCAGTGTATTTCGCGTCACCCGGTGCGTAATAGTGCGGATATGGTCCTGAATCTGGAACATATCGGACAGTTCGTCGTCGGCGCGTATCATACCGGCTGCCGGTTTAAAGCTGTTATCGGCCACCTCTTTGGTGGGTGCAAGAATCAGATGTTCTTCATCTTCCCGCCAGCAGAGGATCAACGCGGTCAGCATAATACCCGCCGCGATGGTCGATTTTGTGTTTTTCTTCGATATCAGCAGACCGTATTCCCGGATCAACTGATTGCCCGTGTCGGCCTCATATCCGCCGAAAATGGCTTTCACGAAGTCGAACACCCATTCTTCAGAGCATTCACCGAAGGTAGGCTTACCCGGCAGGTCAGAAACCCGCAGTTCACGGAATATACCCAGCGCCTGTTCCGCCTGATCGGGAAATATTGGTGGCGGAATTATGGACTCGCCGGCAACCAGGCGCGCTTCCCAGTCGGTACAGGCTGTGGACCATTGCGCCATAAATTACCCCTTGTTATTCACGACCAGCTTCGGCGGCGCCATGGCGCCGAACTTGCTGGCACCGGAAGCAGCTTTAGCCGCGGCGTTGCGCGCCTCTTTTTTCCCTGTTTCACCCTTTTTGGGGTGAATATAGGGAAGCATGGCCTTCGCCGCATCTTTTCTGACGTCAATTTCTTCGCCTGCATCGTTCATCACAGCCATAAGAAATTTAAGCGGATCATCGAAGGAACCCGCGACCGACTGCGCAACTGGCGGTGTCGCTGACTCATTATTTTTATCAGGCCTGTTTACTGCTGGGGTGTAAACATTTCGACGATAGCCCGGCTCGTCGTCGGTCTCGATCACTTCCTTTTTTTTACGCTCAATAAACGCGATGACCTCCGGGTCTTTAGCAAGCTGCGACCCCTTGGAACGCGCGGATTTTTCAGAATATCCCGCCTTTATTGCCGCATCCTTCTGAGACATCCCGGACATCAGCGCGAGAGCATATTTCCGCTTCTGCGCTGTTAACATGTTTACACCCTCCAGAGGGGAATTTTTTCTGTGCGTGAGAGGGGGGGCGGTGTCCGGCACGGTCGATGTTTACCCCCGGCCCTACCCCCCCCGGTTGATGAGAATTCTTATCATCCTGCTTAGATGGCCACAAAATCAGTCCCCTGCTCGTCATCCGGCACGTCATGTCGCAGCGCTTCGTCATCAGGTTGCCCGGTTGCCGCTTCACGCGCCGACTTTCCGGTGTGACATTCTATGCAGAGCGTCCAGAGGTTGCGTTCAGAGTTATCGCCACCAAACTGCAGCGCGATACGGTGATCCAGCTCGCTTTCATGCAGGTCAACGGCACGGCGACATAAGCAGCAATGCGCGCCATCCCGAATCCAGATGCGCCGCTTAAGACCGACACGGGCGCTGCCGCTGATACGCCGCTGCTCACCGTATACAGGCTTAATACGGCGCGTATCGATAACTTTCAGGCGTGGCTTCAGGGTGGTCAGCTTAGCCATATAACCTCCATGCGCGCCGGCGTTCGCGACGCGGCTGTCTGTCACAGTGCTTCTCAACCGGTAGCCCGTCAGCATGATCCACCAGCGAGTTGCATGGATAAATCACTGTGCCGCCGCAGGCATCACCCACTGCGTAATCAGCAGGCTTGCTGGCATCCCAGCGCGTCAGCATCTTCGGGATAAGCTTCTGCGGTACGCTGTAACACACAGCGTGCATCAGGCGCTGCATGGTAATGTGATCGGCCCTTTCCCGATCAGCGGCGATAAGCTTCGTGGCTATCTCAAGCTGATACTGCGGCGGGCGGCCGGTACCAAGATAGAAACTGATGAGCGAATCAGGGAAGCGGTTAAGCCAGTCAGCTACCTTTTCAGTGAATGCATGCACCGGCAGCGCGTCGTCTTCCAGCACAACCACCCGGCAAGATTGTTCAGCGGCCCATTCGATAGCGCGCCGGTGATTCCAGTTCGCACCATGATTCCCCTCATCAATAAGGAGGTATGCACCAAGTTCGCC